AACGTGATAAAAATAGGCGACCTTGCCATTTGTGGCGTAGTCGGGAATGTTGCAACAGGTATAGCCATTATTTACGTGTAAATGCTTGGAAGTCTTCCGGGGTTAATTCAAATGCCTTAACAATATCGGGCGGTAGTTTGGCGAAGTTCATTTTGAACGGTGCGCTAAAAAAGTAACTCGGTTTGATACCATTGTTGTACACCGACTTTGCAATAGCCCATTGCAGACTCTTGCGTGGTACGAATCGTCCGTTCTTATCCCTTACACCTTCCAGACCTTTACGAACTACCCATTGTGCAAATGCCTTGGGTGGCGGCATCTTGTTGGTGTACTTATACGGTGTGTTGAACTTGCGTTTGATACCGCTTACGCCTTTGTCCTGGTATTCGCCATAGTCCTCCATTGAGAACGTAAGAGAAAACGAGTTTGGGCCAACCGACAAATCATAATCCAAAGAGTTATAAAGCTCCTTTGTGCTATTCTTTTTCTTCTTGGTAAGGTTCTGCCTCGCCTGTTGGATTACACGCTTTGCAAATCGCTCTAATGCGGCTTGGACAAGTTCCTTGCGTGGCATTAGCAGATAGAGATTTCGGTATTGGGAACAATCATATCAAAGGTCAGGTTCCATCCCGTTAGCAGGTTCTCAAATCGCTCCGTGAACGGCTCGCAGATAATGTCACCTTCAATCTCAAACTTATCCGTGTACAACGTGCCTCTGCGTAGTTGCGATTGCAATCCGTTCAAGATAGCAAGAGTCGTGTTCAGAATATCTTGCTGGTTATCCACGCCAAAGAACGGCTCGTTCTGGTTGCGAATGTCCTGCTTGGTTTCGTCTACGATATCCATACACAAGACCGATACATTAAAGCGTATTACGTGGTCTGCGAATGTGGCCTGGTTAACCATAATGTGCGCCAACGGAAAGATGGTCTGCTTGTTCAGGTCAACATCGAAGATATCGCCAAAGGTTACCACCTTAACCAAGGGGTGTGAGGATAGGTAATCGTTAATCTTTTGGGTGGCTAAATAAAAACTTCTCATTTCTTCATCATTGCTAATTCAATATCGTTTTTCTCTTTTTCAAACGTCAAATACGTTAGAGCTTGGTGGACGGGAAGTTTAGTAACGTCTCCAAATTTGAGGACATCTCCATCAGCAAGTGCATAGATGGATTGATACCATCCCCACTTTTGTCCGAACTGCGCTTCTCTTGTGTAGGGGTTGTCTGTTGTTTGGCCAAAGAGCGCAACGTATGTGTTGCTAATACGTTCCCTAAACGATAAAAAAAAACCAGCGCTCCAAGCACTACCGAAGCGGGCATCTCTTTCATTATCTCGTCTCGCTCATCTGTTGCCGTGTACGGTTCAATATCGTAGCGTTCTCCTTTCTCTTTTGTTACCGGACGGTACAATACCGACATTGCCTTGTGCATTGTTGCCCAATCAGAAATGTAACTATCCAAGTCTACGAATTCGCCTAACGAGATTTCATTTAGGGCAGGGATAAATCCGTACTTGGTTCCCTTTAAATCTATAAACTTTGTAAGACCTGGCTTTTCAGATAGGGTCTTGGTCAAGGTGTTTAGGACGTTGACGGCATCCACCAGGCGGACGTTCGGCAGGTCGGAGAATGGAACATTGCAGAAGATTTCTAACATCTTCATTTGCTTGAACTCACCTTCGCCTTCAATACGAGCAAAGCGCTGGTATTGGTCTAGCGTGATTTCATCAAGCGATGTTGGTACTACTAATTTAAGTTCCATACGTAAATAACTCTTTACGCAAATATAGCGCATAAAAAAGCCACCCGGAGGTGGCCTTGTTTTACATCTGGTATCCTAACTTCCCCCAGAGTTCGTCAGCGTATCGTACTCCCCGCTGGATTGACTTTCGTGCGGTCTCTGGGAAGTTGTAGCTCATTTGAAACTCGAATCCCGTTCCGTGGTTTACTTGAAGTTCCCACTCGTGGTCTTTACCGTTAGAAGCAAGAACTCCGTTAGGGTTGCGCACGATGCGGTAGGCGAAAGATGCGTTTGAAGCTTCGAGGACGATTGTTGCGTTTTTCATTTTGTTTTGTTTTAGGTGTTGTTTGATGTGGTAAAACTACACAGATTTTTAATACGTGCAACATTTACACAAAAAAAATTTTCACCTAATAGAATAACGCCCGTAATTCGGCTTGGACAATTTGTTATAAACCGCATATCTGCTCGCATCCAATGCGTGATTCATTACGTCAATAGGTTTATTCAAAAGATTGCCGTTCTTATCCTCCGTCCATTTGTAGTTCTGCAATTCTTTAATTAGATTGTTGCTCCTTGACGTGGCAAATATCTTGTGCCGCTTCAGGATATCAATACCTGCGTTAATCGAATCCTGACCTTTGGCAGTTGGCTTTACGTTCCAACCGAACCGGTGCAGCTCTTCAATAGATTTAGGTTCGGCAGAGTCCGCAAAGATTTCATCCCTCCGGTCAAGTCCTAACGATTGTAGGTGGTGATGGAGGTCACGGTTGGTCATCCCCGTCCGGTAGAGCAACTCATCCAGGTAAAGGTTATCCCCGTGTGTGTAGACTGCCACAAGTGCGCTGGGGTCGTTGGTGTAACCAAAGTCAAGTCCATAACTAATAAGTTTTGCTTCTTGGGGTATTTCAGACATTCCGAATTGAAAGATTGTAGCACGGCTCATACCACGTTCACCAAGGCCGTAGATACGCCAATAGTCTTCGTCCGTGTATTGCAGGCGTTCAATCTCCGATACAATGTTAGGGTCAAGGAATGGGTTATCCTTGTAGGTGGATTGAATGTACGTTACATCGTCACGTGTAAGCAGTCGGTCATATATCCAGTGGAACGACTCGGACGGGTTGTAGTCAATCCATATCTTCCCGGTGGTACGAACCAACAACTGAAAGAAGTCTTCCCAAGTCAGTTCGTTTGCTTCGTTGCAGAATAGGTAATCACGTCTTGCTCCTCGCTTCTTTTGCGGTTGGTCAAGGGATAGGAACTCAAATAGGTTTCCGTTTAGCGTGTAGGTAAGGTCTGATTTGTTGTGGTGCTTTTCATCGTACAACTCCATTGCCTTTACGATTTCCATAAAGTCACGGTAGGCCGTCATCTTTAATGATGGAAGCGATTTACGGACAATAGAGATAACCTTACCCCGTTCTTGCATTGCCAGAATAACCAGCATTTGAAGAATGGAATAAGTCTTACCAGAACGGCTACCGCCTTGGTTTACGACAATACGAGTTGGCGCAGTATAGTTGCGCTCAAACAACTCACTTGTCTTGATTTCCAGAACGGACAATCTCTACCTTAATTGAGGTTAGTTCTTCTGCTACTTCGTGTGAGTTCTCTACCCGGGCAAGTTTGGGCGTAGTGTACTCTGCCATCTTGTTTAGGATGTCGAGTGCTGCTTTAGGGTCTTCTGCTGCTACGTCAGATAACCAGATGGTCATATTCTCCAAGTTATCCTCAATAAGCTTTTGGAATGCTTCCCGAATCTTGGTCGTTGACTTGTTTAATGCGCCTTGTGGACGGCCAGCGGGATTCAAAGGTGGGCCACCCTTGACGAGGTTTGGATTTCCTTTTGGCATATTTGATTTTATTACTTAAATAATTAACGCAGTTGTTGCATTTTTTGCAACCGTTCAAAACGGATGTCGTTGAAGTCGTGAATGTTGAAGTTGGTGGTCATCTCTTCGTGAAGTGTTAAAGCGATGTCACCGGCTTTGTTTGGGTTCTGATGTAGGTACTTGATAGCACTTGCCCAGTCTCCTTTATGCTTTACTGCAATGCAATTATTTTTATTCAGGTGTTGCGAGTACGGTGCTACATCACTTACAATTAACGCACAACCGGCAAAACCTGCTTCTACCATTTTAAGATTTGACTTGCATCTGTTGAACTCACTTGGGATTAATGGTGATAGGGCAACGTCAAATGCCTGGTATAGTTTTCCGTATTCGTTGGGTGATTGTGTTTCTAATGCGAATCTTGCTTTAGCTGCTTGTGGGTATCCACCAATGTCCGCAACATAGGATTCGTAAGGTGAAAGGTCAATCTTGTTTTGTACAAGGTCTGGAAGGTGTGATATGCCGGCCACGTAACCAAATCGTACCTCGTCTGCTTCTTGGCGGGTAATCTGCCATTGCGGGTCTGATGGGTCTAATCCGTTTGGGATGATGTGTACGTTACGGTTTACCTTCTTGATTTTATCGGCTAAATACTTTTGGGTAGTCCAGACCTCATCTGCAAAGTACATTGAGTTTACAATACGTCCTGAGAGGTTTGCTTTATCGTATGTTGCTTTTGATGGGTGGTCTAATGCTAGGTGCCACCAATCGTCATTGTCGATGATTACTTTTTTGCCTGTTGCTTTACAAATCGCAAAGAAGTTGGCAAAGGATTCCCCGGTGAACGGAAGCGCACGAGAAAAGATAACGTGCGTGACTCCTTCCCAATCGGCTTCGGGGATGGGTTGCTTGTAGTTGATTATCTGAAAGTCCAAAAGCCCTTTCTCCTTTAACAGAGTGAAGGGCTTATAGATGCGGTGGTACACTACCCCGGAGTCCGGGTCGCCTATGCAGAGTATCTTCATTTTTGAAATATAAAAGCATCATCAATTACGGTGAACCCGTTTAGCATCTCGTTTACGGCTTGGATAACACCTGGCCAGTTCTCGTGGTAATCGTCTCCTGCTAAATATCCACCCTTCTTAACCTTTGGCAGCCATAGGGCAATATCTTCCTTTACTGATTCGTAAGAGTGGTTAAGGTCTATAAACACCACGTCTAATGATTCGTCTTTGAATTTGCGTGATGCTGCTTTGGATGTTGCTTTAATCGCTTTGTATTTGCGGCTACCCATATTCTCAACGAATAGCTCGTAGATATCTGCGGTCTTGGCAAGGTTATAATAAGAATCAATGTATTCTTGTGTTCCCTTAAAAGAATCTATAATGATTATTTGTTGGCCTGTTGCTTTGTCGCACAGATACGAGGAGGACTTGCCAAGCCAAGCGCCAAGCTCAACGAACGTGCCTACTGAGGGAATCTTGTCTAACAAGAAGTCGTAAGCGTTTTGGTGATTGAACCACCCTTCTATCTCGTTTGTTTGCTTCATCGCAAATAGTTGTAGTAACAAAGGTAAGCATCAAGGGTCTTGACGTTCCACTTAGCCATTTGTTGGGCAAACAATCCATCCGCTTCGTATTCGTTGCCGAATCTAACTTCCCCGATTGCATCGCACCGTACCATAAACGATGCCGTGTCTACCGTACCTAATCGTGGTTCTTTTGTTGGGTGGAGTCTTGGTTGGCCATTTTTGAAGACCTGGCCCCAAGTGATAAACGGATAGGATTCGTTTTTAACGGCTTCGTACCAATCCGGGTGGATTATGTTATCGTCATCAAGAAAGTAGATGTAATCGCCTCTCTTGGCCTTTAGAGCCAATATAAACTCCATTCCTACATTCCGGAGCGGGTGTCCCCAACTACCGGAGACGTTAGGACGTAGGTAAGTAATTCCATTTGGGAAATCGCCTGTTGCTTTCTCATCAACGACCACCGTCCAGGTGCAGTCCTCCGGTATGGTTGCCTTGATTGTTGAAAGGTTCTCCGGTCGGGAACACGGTGTTATGATATGAATCATTTGTTCAGCTTTTTAAGATGTACGGCTTTTAAGAAGTCCTTGGATAACTCAACACCAAAGTCTGCTTCGTGGTGACACTCCCGGCACAAGGCCATTAAGTTCTCTGGTGTGTCCATAAGTTTACTGCCTCCCATACCACGTGTTTCGATGTGATGGATGTCTACGGCTCGCCTGTTGCAGACTTCGCAGCAAATAAAATCGGTATCCGTGTACCCCATCGCCTCAATGTAAACTTTTGTATGTTTTTTCAATTACTTTATAGTTTTTGTATTCACCTGATTTTTTTAAGTCTCTAACAATAACCTTGTAACTACCACCTACCGCATCAACAAACTCTTTTGCTGACAAAAACACCTCAGTCCCATCTTCATTACTTATTGTGTATGACATCCTTCCAAGTTTGCCATTGCTTTGGGCGTGAATAGAGTTCTCGGAAGCGGTTACCCATTCCAGGTTATCTACATTGTTATCCTTCTTGTTTAAGTTCTTGTGGTTTACAAATGGCTTGTTTTCTGGGTTTGGTATGAAAATTTCAGCAACAAGCCGGTGAACTCTCCTTCTAAACTTTATAGTCGGGTTTACCGAGATATACCCATCTTTGGTATTTTGAAGGTTTAACATTTTATATTTCTCGCATCTTGGGTCTTTGTTAACCCTGCGAACCCTTCCCTTGTTACTGCACTCATACTTACCGTTGAGTTCAGGTATCTCTTTCCATATTTCTTCCATACATAAGTAACGCAGATTGCTGCATTTGTTACGTTCTGCTAAACTCAACGGGTGATAACCCCATTGCCTTCAGGTAAACCTTAGTGTGATTCTTCATAATGCTCTCCGGTGTTTCCGTTCTGCCCAATGATATTCATTCGCTTATTGAGTTCCTCTTCTTCGTCCTGCCAGCAAGGTTGGTTATCGGACTTCTTGTTAACGAACCTTACCCACATCTTTGCAGCAACTGCTCTGCGTTGTGGCTTGAATGGATAGATGGACTTTAAGCGAGCCATTGCTATCCGCATAAATTGGTCTTTCATTTTAGAACTTTTCGTTTTTAAATCTTGCGTAGTAGTATTCTTCTGCAATTCCAGAACTTGGGTTTTCATCATTGCAATACATACCCGCTTCAAACACTTCAATCATTACCTGTTTCTCCTTTTCCATCATTTGTTTACGAATAGTAAACCACGTCAACTTATCCTTTGGCGTATCCCAAAGCAACTGAAACAACTCTTCAACTGGCGTCATTCTTGAAATAATTTCTAATTGTTGTTTGAATCTCGTCTAATCTTTGCTCCGCTGATAGGCCGCTATTCTCCGAATCTATGATTTGACCGATTTCGTCAATCATATGATAAAGTGCCATCAGCTCTTGAATTTGTGTTTTCATTCGATGTCAAGGTTGTTTTGGGATAAAATTTGATGCAGTTGTTCTCGGATGTCGGAGTAGCATTTATGCTCGCAATCGTTCAACTGCTCATACTTTATCTTTCCACGCAGGTCTTGGTCTAAACGCCAGAGGACGTACTTAAACATCCCTCCGTTTAATGCTTCTTTAAACTCCTGCTCTTCGTCAGGTAGATTAAATTCAATAATTGCTTTCATATTTGTCTTGCCAATAGTAATTGCATCCGTCATCTTTGAAAGGAACTTCAACAAACATTGATTGATAACTTCCCATTGGTGCGGTGAATCGGTAGCATTGGAGTTTAAGCGGGCATCCCTCCCCTGTGCATTTAGTGATGTCAGTCATTGGTGTTAAAGATTAACGTACCACCCGCTCTCCATTTCTTCTTTGAGTTTTTGCTCTCCTTTCTTTCCGAAAAAATCTTGCTCGTGTTTACCGAATGTGTGGTAGCCGTTTAGTTTATCAATACATTCCTGTACTGTGTCTCCGCTTGTGTAGGTCTCACGCTTTCCGCAATCGCTCACAATGTGTAGTTGATACTTTGGTTTCATTTTTGTTTGGTTTTAAATGTTGGTACTTCAAACACTTGCACTCCGCAATGGTCTGCGTTATCCCACAAAGTGGAGTCATCGCAGTTTAAGATTTCAAGAAGGTGTTGCGCTTCTTCTTGGGTTGTCTCACCCGTGTTGTAGATAATAAGTGTTCTTTTCATTTTTTGTTTGGTGTTAAATTTTATTTCACTACTCGGTATAATTCCGAATTGTAAGCGTTAAAGTTGACCGATGATGGTATAGTTGTCAAGCTCTGGGTTGTCATTTCCCATAAAGAACTCCTTGTACAGTTCAATCGCCTCGTGCGCCTTCTGCTCACCTATCGCTACAAACTCCGGGGATACGGTGTAAATGCCAATGTCAAGCGATGCTTTGTCTACGGCAATGAAGATAAACTTATCAATCGGCACCCCAAATAGTCGGGTGTAGATAAACGCCTGGAGGTCGTACCCGTACTTCTTGGCGGAGTAGGGAAACGCACGCAGGTCGGTAGTTGTCTTCAGGTCGGCAAGGAATCCATCCCCAAGGATGTCTGCCTTTGCCCGGAAGGGCAACCCCTCAATAACACCAACGGCAGGAACCTCGAACTCGCAGCCCTGAATGTAACCTAATACGTGTTCGTTGCGTAGCAGGGCATCTGCAATCCTACGGGCTTCGTTGTATTCTTTTCTAGTTATGATTTGTCCGCCTTTTGCTTTAGCGTCCTTCCACATATTCGTGTTCTTGCTCTGTACATCGATAATGTCGTATTCCTGCATCCGGTGCGGCTCCAGAGCCATCAGGTGAACCAACCGCCCTACCGTGAAGGCATCTGATTCATCTTGGCCGTACTTCGTAACGTAGTGGTACGTTTTTGGTGACGAGAGTAGCAGCTTACAAGCTGAGGAAGATAAAGCGTGTTTTGCAAGGTGTCCGTAGTAAAACGAATCGTCCTGCATCTTTTCAAGGATGGTGCCTCTGTCCCAAGTGCTGCCATCTAATAGTTGAATTATTTTCATAGTTTGTTCAGTTCTTGCTCGACTTGTACCCAGAACCCATTGTCCGTCTCCTCGAACAGTTGAATCGCAGCAATCTTTGCGCACTCAATAGCAAGGTCTGGACTGCCTGTCATCAAGCATAGGTACATTTGGAACAGATATTCCGCTTGTGTTTTAGGTGTGATTCCCATCTCTAACATTTCAATTTGCCAATCTTTCATATCTTTTATTTTTAAAGTCCGCAGTATCCTGAATCGCATTCGTTAAAGTCGGTATCAAACATTTCAAATTGAGGACGGTACTCCTTAATCTGTTGATAGCTAACTTCAGACTTCCACTTGTTCCCTCTCAAATCGCTCATTGCCTTCTGTTCTGTTTTGTTGAACCATTCCATTTTTTCGGGATGCCTTTGAAACATCATATTCAATAGCATTGGTGACCTGTGGAAACATCCTACGCAGTTATTCATATAAGCAAATCGAACGGGTTTGTCACTCCAAAAATTTTCAATGGTGTCTTTATATATGTTGCCTTCGATTAAGGGGAAGCGGGGTATTTGATAGGGTACTGTTTGCCACTTATTTCTTCCGTCTTTGTGTTTTCCAACAATAGCTTTGCAAGTCAACACACCATTTGTCTCCGCTGCTCGTTCTATCATATTTTTTGCTCGGTTTGTTTCATTAGCCCTGAAACCGATTCTGACCTCTACAATCTCACCTATGTTGGCTCTCCACCATTGAAACATAGGTTCAATCTTCATCTGCATAGTACACATTCTCCGTTGAACATTCGGAAGAACTGTCTTGCCGTTTTTCATCATTACTATCTCATCGAATGTTGGACCCGTAACCCAATTTATTTCTTTTCCAATAAATTGCTCAAGGTCAAGCATTGTGTAAATTATTGTGTCTTCTTCAGGAGTCCCTATAAATGGAGCTTGAATACGGTCTTCAACCATTTTGCGGACTTTCTCATCTTTAAATCTGCAATTCTCATCCTCAATGCGGACAAGCGAGAAGATGTTGTAGTCCGCTGGATAGTGGGCCGCAATATATGCAGACGTTTTTCCGCCAGAAATAGAATTTATTGTTTTCATATCTTGTTTTTTAGTCTACGGTCACGTTCCTTCCTTGCACGGCAGAACTTGCAATCTGCCCTTTGGTAGTACATAACCTCGTTCTTATTTGTGCGTTTGCAATGCGTGAAATACTTTGCATCAACTACCTCCTTGCAATCCGTGCATTCACGGGTTACAAGCTCTTTAAATATGCGTTTCATTTGCAGTAGATGTATCCGAATGTTGAATCCAATGTTTCAGGCACCTCTTCGTTCACGCCTACCACCCGGAATGGGTAGGTGAATTTCTCGTTGTAGCAGACGAACTTTGCCTGCTCCCATTGCTCGTCAATGTCATCACGGACAAGCACAATATCCCCGGCCTTCACCACGCAAGGTTTTCAGCACGGAACTCCGCACGTAAATACAAAGGCGAAATATCAAACTCTTCGGGGAAATTGATTTCCCTTGGCTCTTGAATGAAACCACCGTAGAAGTGGTTGCCATCAGGGCCATACTCAAAGGCACCGTCTAACTCTAAGCGCCAGTCGTAGAACTCTTCTACGGATTTGAATCCTGCCCAAGCAGCAAACGCCTCGTAGAAGGCGGTTACCGTGTCAAAGTTATCCTCTGGGCCTACATTCTGGTCTGCCGCAGCATCCATCAGGTCAACGTATGTTACTTGCATAGCACATTCCAAATTGCCTGCGGAAGCAGGAATACAACAAAGATTGCAACACACCACAAGGCAACCCAAGCCAGGGGAACCGTGATGTTAATGATGAGGTCTTGCAGTTTTTGATTCATTGTTTTAGGTGTTTGTTTCGACAAACATATAAAAAAAAACAATACACCAAACATCAATGCAAAAAAAATAGGGCCGTAGCCCTACTTTCTTACAAGGTTATTTTTTTAATAAAGGATTTAGTCCTTGTTAGCATTGATAGCGGAGGTATCCATCCCTCAGCGTTATCGTCTCCTGTTGCGCTATTGCCTACGGATTTATAGTTGGCATTCATCAGATGCTCCAGGAGCTTTGCGGTTCGGAATATGTACGCAACATTCTCAACGTCCTTAATGATGTACACGTAAAAGTCAGAACGGCTTGTCATTATACCGGAGTCCTCGTTTTTTGTACTATTGCGATATTCAATGTACAGGTTAGGGTCGTTTGGTGTTCCCCTCCTGCTCGCCCAATAGTACGCCTTTTCATCGTATTTCACCTCAAAGGTGTAGGTCGGGTGAAAGTTTGTCTCCGGGTCGGGTTCCCGCTTCGTGGCCTTCAAGTCCCAATCGTAGAACTTGCGGGGTGGTGCCTCCTCAACATCGTATCCCCGATTCTCAAGGAAAGACTTCCAGAGGTGTTCACCAAATTTACCCGACTGGTTCATAGGCAGTATATACGGAACGCAAGTCCTCTACCCATTGCTTCCATAACTTCGGGTTGCATCCGCAAGGCACGTGGTATGTGTGGTTAAATACCCTGGCGTGAATGGTTGCGATTTCTTTACTTTGGTCGCTGGATAAGGTACTTTTGTATTCCTTATAGAATTGGTCAAGCCATTTGTATTCAGGTTCCTCCAGGCATTTTGGATTCTTGCTTGGGAACAACTGATTTAACTTTTCCTTTCGGGCTTCGCAGCCGCAGTCGATACCGGTTGCAGCGGCAAACCAATCTACTACCGCCTTGATTCCGGTGGCTTCGGTTATCTGCTCGATACGGTCACCGAGTCCCTTTGGCTTCCGCCCACGTTTGGTATTCGTTTTCGCAACTGGTTTTGATTTTGTCTCTTCCATTTTTCAACGTGTTATAAATAGACCTTAGTGAAATCTTTGTTGCCTCCGATAACTTACGAAGCGATACGTCCCCATCGTGGTAAATCGTGAACAACTTATTGTCGTACCAATCCCATTTAGATACCTCGCCTTTTACGGCATCTAAAAGCACCGTAAGCGCTTGGTCTGACTCTATGTTATAAATCTCTTCCTTATCGTCAAACTCTTCTATTGATACGAATTTGATTCTTGCTCGCTGCGTCATCTCCCGCAGGTACATATTCCGCAAGGTGATGTACACGAAAAACGTGTTAACGTCATCGTCTCCGTATTCCAGCTTTTCGGGGTTGTCCACGTACTGATACAAGCGCAGGTACATATCCTGCACTAAGTCGTGAGCATCGTCACGGTCAAGACCGAACGACCTCGCCATACGCAACCAGTCCTCGTGGCGCTTTGCTAATCGGGGTAGGATTCCCATAATACTTCGACTAAGATAATGCCAAGGCAAATCTCCAAACTATGTAGGTTACAATCCTCAAATTCAGTCTTGCTCCAATTAGCACCCAAAAGAAAACCGTAAAGAGGGTAGAAATTAACGCTAAAGCCCATTGACGAATTGTTTAAGCGTTGCCAACTTCGCTTCAAGTTCTTTTACCTGGGTGGCGAGTTTAGCATTCTGCTCAAGCAAATAATCGTAATTGAGTACACTTGTAACCATTCGGTCTTCTTCAGTTTCTTCCGGTTCTGGAAGCGGGCCACGTAGATTGTGCGCTATTTCTAATGTTGATTCGTAAAAGGTATCCCTTGGGAATTTTAGCTTTTGGTAATGGATAATAGTAGCGTGACTTTTACCCATCTGCCGACCTAATTCCGTAAGCGTGAAGAATGGGCGGAATGCTTTTACGTATGCTGCTCGGACTTTAACATTGTTCCAGTCACGAGTTCCTTTATCGGTGTATCCGATGTTTTTGCAGAATTGTTTGTAGTTCATCTTTTGGTACCAACGTATTTTGCGTTGCCTCTTTCTTTTTGAATTAGGATGTGGAAGTACGGTACTTCGTAATTCTTGCCGTGTTCGTCTTCAATTAGGTACCAGGCGCTCCATTGGCTCCAGCTCACGGGACGCCAATAGTCCAATACCAAGAACTTCTTTCCGTTAATTGCAAACACCTCATTCGGTGCAAATGGTACGGGAATAATCATAAGGATAGATTTTCTTTGATTTGCTCTAACTCTTTCTTCAGGGCATCAATCTCAATTAAACGCTCCCGGTTCTGGATAAGTAGTCGGGCGTTTTCTACTCGTGCCTCGTTTACCCGCTTGTCGATGTGGCGTTTCATATCTACCATATCCTCCAGCATCTGCGTAGCACGCCATACTGATAGCATATTATCCACGATTTGTGGCTCTTTAGGGTTGGCTAAGGCCATCTCGTTTAACCACCGAACAACATCGCTTACCTGAAGGATTTTATCCCTAACGTAAATCTCCCAAGAGTCTTGACTAAAATGGGTCATCTGAATAAATTATAGTTTGAATAGGTGCTTGAACGTCCAACAAGTTAAGATTATTATAGGTAAACCCAACATTGCCTTTCATTGAACGCAAGCGGATAGGTTCGGATAACGGAGTAGGTCTTCCACCTGTTTCCATCTCCTTGGTTTTGCGAACGTGGATTTCGGTAAATACCCAGTCGGTTAAGTGTTGGGCCATCCTATGTATAATTACTACGGCATCGGCACGGTTACCCCATTTGCCGCCTCCTTCAATGTCTGAAGTCATTGGTGGCGTTGGAAGGCCAGCGTATTGATGGCCATTTGGGAACACACGCCTCATTGCTTCCGTAACCGGGTGGGTGTTTACGATTGTAGTAACTGCGTTCTTGTGAGCGAAGATTCGCACGGCAGATGCTACCTCATAGTGGTATTCGTGCATCCCCGATTTCCCAAGTTTCTTTTGGTCAGTTACAAGGGAATTGTAAGGGTCTATCAGGCATCCGGTGTACTGCCATTCCTCGTGGATTTCTTCCATTACCCGCAGAAGGTCAAATGCGTTGTATAGATTGTTGCTATCTATAAACCGAAAATGTTCGTCAATGTAATCAAGGTGGCGATACATCTTTGCCTCTGTCACGTTTTGGATAGGTTCGCAGGATAGGAACTCAATCAACTTCCGCTTGAGCGAGTGTACCTCGTTTTCGGAAGAATAGACCAACCACTTTTTGTCGTAGTTCATCGTCTGCATCAGCATCAAGTAAATAAGCGTGTGCGTCTTACCTACGTTTGCGTGGCCTGTAACAACGACAAACTCTCCGTCTTTGAATCGGAGGAACTCATCAATTACCGGGTGGCCAAGTTTACCGGTGTCGTAGTACTTTCCGCCTCTTGCTCTTTCGAGGAAGGGAAGTACTTTATCGTTTGAAATTAGGTCAGGATGTTTCATATGGCAAACGTAAACAAAAAATCAATACAAAAAAACATTGGGCAAAAAAAAGCCCCTCCGGAGAGGGGCTAAAAACCAGTCATTATGAAACACCTAAAACGGACTGGATTCTTCTACACGAGCTGCAAAGTGTTCTTGATGCGTAGCACCGTGGGTGCCTGACATCCAAGCGTTAAACTTCTCTGCTAACTCAAAGATTTTCTCTACGGGAATTGTTGACCCTTGGGCAACATAAGCTGCTGACATCTCAACGGCTGATTTCAATGCTACCTGGCGAATGATAGATGCGCTGCGGTCATCATTGGCCTTGGGTGCTGAAGGTGTCCAAGCAGGGCGGTCACCACGTTGAATCTTAATGGTACCTTTCTCATTCTTGGTGTACTCAACCTCGTCACCTACTTTGTAAGAAGGGGTTTGACTCTTGGCGAATGCGGTTCCAAATTCTCCGTCATCAAAGCGGATGTCTAACTTGTAGAACTCGTTCCATTGGCCGTTCGGGGTGATGGATGTGATTTTAGGCATTGTGCAATTCGTTTAAAAGGGTTCTTTTTAATACTTCGTTTTCTGCTTCGAGGAATTCCATCCGTGATGCCATCGCCTCGACTCGATGTTGAAGGAACTCTACCATCTGTGCGGCAGATTCCTGAGACCAGTTTGTTCTTTGTCCGTATTCCATTAGAATAGTTTTAGGTGTTAGACAGGACAAACATACGCAAAAAAATTAACATACAACTCCCTTACCAAAAAAAATTACTTTGCCTGTATTCTTTGTTATCTCGTGGTCACGGCTAATAACAACCTTAGTTACAAAGTTGGTATTATCGTCTTCTATTCCTCCCCACTTGCGTAATGCGTCCAAGGCAAACTTAATTGCCATAATGCAATTATCGTTATCGTATCCGTAGTTATGCCTTAGCGTTGCCGTAATGGTCTTGAATCGTGTTTTGTCGTATGTTGTTAACTGCGCCAGGACTTCCTCCGTAAACTTATCCTTTGCCTTCTTGCGAACTATCCAATGCTTGGAAGCGTAGAACTGATTCAAGGAAGGTACCTTGGACAGGATAACACTAATCTCTATATCCGCAGCGGGCGGCAAAGGCCGGGTCGAGTTTGTGGACTTCTTTAAGGAGGGTTTGCTCCTGGGCTTTGGCGTAGGCACGGTTTTGGTCATCGCAGTTAGCGAAAAGATTCGCAACCTCCGTCAGAATCAAATCTATCTGACGCTTTACTTCGGGGTTGGTATAATACGGCATAATCTTCAAGTTGTTGGAGTTCACGCTTTAGGTGGATTATCGCTTTATTAATATCTTGCTCGGCAGGATTGCCGTCTTTCTTTCCGGCACGGAGTAGGTAGGCGATTGCTACACCCAAGTTGTAATTGTCGTGGGCAAAGTCCTGAACTACGTCAAACGCTTCAATGCCCTTAAACTTGCCTATGTAGTATTCAGGGACGCTCGTCCCAGTAGAGGAAGACTTGGTGGAATCCTTGGTGTTCATTGATTGAAGGTTTTTTTTCCTTGCTCCCAGGTGTTGTACTTTCTGGTGGCTGCTGATTCGTTTTCGCTTCTGGGGTAGTCGCAGAATCCGAAGTGGTTGAGGAAGGCATTTGTGTAGTCATTCGGAATTTGTTTTAATTCCATAGCAAGATGTTTCTTGCGTCTGTCGTTTCTATCTGTTCCCATATTGCAAACCTAAACAAGAAAAGAATAGGTCTAACCAATGTATATAACTAAAAAGTTATTAACACTTGTCGGGCGTATGCGCCCAATGCTTATTTTTTACAACTTAGTTAGTAAGTTAACTTAAAACTAACTTAAAACTAAATAACTCTAACTAAACTTAAAACTAACTTAAGTAACTTGATAGTTAGGTAAAATTAAAAATAAAAGAAAATCTGCGTTTACACGCATTTTCAAGGTCAAGGTTTACAATCTATCCAACTTAGATAGATAATGCGTTAGAACGCACCTAAAGCACCTCTATCGCCTTAATAACACTACAAGCAGCATACCAACTGCAAATAGCATTATGTATTTTTCCCATATTCCTTTTTCGCTTGGTGCTTTGATGGTACGGTTAATGTACTTAGTCACCTGTACCGTGTCCGGTAAGCAGATTGCCTTTACACGTATAGTATCAAAGTTCCTAACAATCCGTAGTCGGATGTTGTCCTTTTGGACAACTACCGTATCAACATCGTTTAGGGTTAGCGTATCCCAAAGAGTTCTTTCCTTGGTAATAACCAACGTATCCCATTTTGATTGTTCGACTCTTGCTCCCTTGCGAATTGCTTGGGTTAAATGCCATTCCGCAGAACAACTACCCAGAGCAAGACTCGCAATCAGGATTATCAATACTACAACTAGTGGATGTAGGAATTTCTTCAAGCTCATTTAACCAGTCGTTAAAATTGGACGTACTTTGTTTTTCCACCTTTCTTGATTGCTTTTAAAACTTGTCCTCGGTTATTTAGAACGTCATAGGAGACGTGAATCCATCCAGGTTGTACATCGGTACCAAATTCCCAAATGAGTTGCTTAAACGGCAGATATTTGCGTATGTAGTTAAACACCGCTGCCATATCATCACATTGGATGTCTGCTGCTCTTCCGTGTACGTGGTCGGATGTTGCACTACCGCCAACCGCAGAGTTTACCTCCGGTGAACGAAATCCACTCGTAACATTAATTACTCCGAATTTATCCCGTGCCGGTTGCAGCACCTTTTGTGCTAAAAGCTTTAGGTTACGGATTTCTTCCTGACCAGGTACGTTCGGTAACCCGGTATCGGTATCTGTAAACTCAGAAAGTATAAAGTCCCTTGAAAGTTGCATAGGTTATGTATTTTGTTACTTTTAAGTATCATTAGGTGCCTTTTATTGCTCTAATGATGGTTTTAACGACCTTGACCCCGGTAGGTCTTACTCGTCACCCTTTTGTTCTGGCTCTTGGTGTGCCTTCCCAGTTTTCTTTTTGACTTCTTGATTTTTGTTTGCTCCTGTTGCTTCGCCATCTCTACTCATCATTAAGGCAAACCCGCCCATTATAAACGCACTAAACTCTGTTAAAGACGCTTTCTCGAACCAAACCAAGATTCCACCAAAGGAAATCAGGATAAGGCCGATAAGCGTTGTTTTTGGATTTCTAAATAATCTATCTATCATTCTTAATATCCCGATTCCAACGCCACAAGGTGTACACAAAAGAGGTCAGCATTACGAATAGTCCTGCTATCTGATGCACCTCGGCTATCGTTAACCCACCAACGGCTAAACTCCAAGAGGTCGCTACCGCACTTGTACTGTCTGTTTTCATCATTGTTCGCCTGTTGCTTCGTTGCAAAGTGTCGGATTGGCCTCGCAGAACGCTTGTGCGTAATTACTCTCCCAACCTGCAAACCAATGAACTGCGCTATTCGGAGCAGGCCAAACAACGTATTGATTGAATTCGCTTGGTGCTTCCCAAATGATATCAACCGCCCAACGTGGGTCAGATTCAACGATGCCAATCTGATGGACGTAGCAATCCATAAAGGTGATTTGGTCTTCTTCCATTTGGGCGAATCCAGCTGAAAGCATATCGGTAATGAACTGGCCTTCGGTAGGCCAAGCGTATTTCAAGTAGGTCATAACGTGGTCAGTTCTGCGAGTTGGGCGTTGGTTAGGCGTGTCGGGAATAGGGCGGCTTGGTTATAGTTCCAAGAAGCTGCATTGTTATATGCGTTTAGCCCAATTTGGCTACACGTTGGAACCGTTCCACTTGTGTCAGTGTGTACAAGTGCCCCATTTACATAGGCAACAAAATCGTTTGCTTTGTAAGCAAATGCTAATTTGAAACTACCCGTAGAGGTGTTTGGGAAGCTGTAAGCAACTTGGATGCCACTATTAACAACCTCAAAAGATATTGAGCTTGCACTTATGCCTATACCAATGTATGTATTTGTAGCCCCCAAGTTTGGAGCAATAGCAAAATAAGAAAAACTTGACCTTGAAGTTAAAGTAATATCAACAAACAAAGTCCCCTCCGTCTGCCCAATAAGCGAAGAAACGCCCGTCTTACTTGCCGTGTCCGCAATCCTTGTCACCGCTGCGGTTGTTGTTGGTACCCACGTAGTAGCATAAGCGCCAAGCTCCATTTGTGGGGCTGCGATTCGGATGGTGAAGTCGTATGTTGCTCCGCTTGTTACGTTAAAGTCAACGAGTGGTTGTACGCTCAACGTAGAAGCATTGTTCACGGTTTGAGTCGTGGCATATCTTGCCAGCGAAGTAGTGACGCTTACAGTTGCGGTTTGTACACCAAGTCCAGAACCACCAATTCCACGCAAAGCGTGACCAATGGCACAAGAATCAAATGTTCCGCTGATGCGCTTTATGTAAACACTGCTTGACCAAGTTTGTCCGTTTGAAGCAGTTATCTGTGTAGTTGACTCTGAAAATATACGCACAATAGTTCCAACAGCAGTACCATTGAATCGCAAATCAATGTATTGAAGACCATTTTCAGTTCCGAGACCTACAATTGTTTGAGTTAAGTTAGCAAATCCACCACCCGCCCAATTCGTAGGCAACGTCCCAGGACTCCCTGCCACCGCCCCCACCATCGTAGAGTTGCGGATGGAGTTGGTGCGTTGCGGTTCGAGCAACAACCGCCCACAACTACTCAATGTCCCGTCTGCGTTTCTGAAATCGATTCGTGGTACGTCTTGTCTGTTGGTGGTTGGGAAGTAGTCAAGGGCGGAAGTGCCTTCAACGAGTTGTGCGCCCCAAAGAAAGATGTCCCGTGCAGTAGCACCACCAAACGTACTTACGTTAATGGTTGAATTTATGGAGGTTTTAGTAGTGGAAATTCGTTGCCAAGAGCCAGTAAGTGTAACCAGTTGGTCAAGACCTCCTGCGGCAAATAAAAGAGTTTCTCCAGCTGTACCAAGTACGTAAAAACTTGAAGTACAAACAACGCCAGTACCCAATGACGTGGTTTGGGTTAATGCTCTATTCGAACTACTAAACTGAATTCTATCAGCAGTCATAGTTCCGTTCGGTGCTAACGCAACATTCGGAGTTACTGTTATGCCAGTTTTAGACCAAGATGCGTCCGAAAACATTTCAGACCAAGAAGCTAAATTATAAGGACTCCTTCTAACCACCCCTGTACTATCTGTATAGGTAGCATCAGATGCTCTCGTCATTGTTAAATCTCCCAGTCCGCTGGTTGGCTTTTGGGCGTATACTACGTCTTCCTTAATTCCCGATGGGATAAGGAGCCAAGAGGCGTCATCGTAAAAACTCATAACAAAGCGTCTATTCGAGCTTCAGCACAAGTAGCGTTTTGAATTACGCCTCCTGCTGCCTGTACTCTAAGTGAATAAAAATACATATACGCCTCACCGCTTTGACCCGTGAGGTTTGTCTCTGGATGTCCCCAAGAGTTCGGGTGGACTTGTCCCCAACTGATATTATTAATAAAGCCCTGCCCCCAACCTATTTCGTTGTAAGCAGCACCTTGGCCCCATTGAATTGTATTATTTGGACTTTCCATCGAGATACTTTTGTAGTTTGATTAGATTCTCGCTCTTTACTTTATAGTACCCACGATGCCGGGCGGGAATCTCTGTCCGGGTAGATGTCTTCGTTGACGTTTGCATTGTATTCCGGGAAAAGGGATTGATTAAAAGACATATAGTCGATAAAGCGCTCCGTGTAGTATTTGGCTATCGTGCGCTCCTTTTCAACTAAGTAGTCAACTTCTATTTTCTCTGCGTTTGTTGCGTTCTCGCTCGTATGCTTGTATACACCACCATTAGCCACCGTAAAGGCCGAAAACGGCAGGTATTCTGTCATCGCAAAGTGGATAAGCATCGGCTGCAAGTAGTCGGTTACCAATGATAGGTAATTACCCGCAAGTGTGTTGGCAATGATGTCCGCAGAAATCTTGTCGTACAACTTCGTACCCGTGTAGTTCTGGATGTGAATCTCTTGGGCAATTTTGATAAATTGGATAAACTTATCCGTATCTACGTTACCGGAGATTACCGTGTTGCGGACAATATCCTCACGCTTGATGAAAAGAGCAGTTGGCATTATTTGCGTGGTTTTAAGAATCCTTGATTCGGCATATCAACTGGGCGCTTTGCAACCTTTGGATTGTTCACCTCTGGCTTTACACCTGCCTTGCGAGCTTGGTTTACCGATACGTCTGCATTCGGGTTTTTAGCGTCAGGAGTTACGCCTTCTGCTTTTGCCAAATACGTTTTCCGCATCCAGAAGTGGTGGCAACGTGCGCCTCCTTTGTATAACCAGATGTCGTATGTTGATGCACCACGTGGCCCGAATCCTGCGTTAACTTCTTGCTTCCGCATCCGCATAATATCCTCCTTGCGGTAGACCTTCTTTGCGTTTACCATCAACTTACAAAACTCACGGCTATTGGTCTTGGTTGTTCCGGGTGCGTAGGAATAGCGAATCTTGTACTTACGTCCGTCTTTGGTTTCTCCGTCTTGCTCGCTCTTTGCGTTCGGGAATGCTTCCCCGGTCTTGGCAAACTGCAAAATAGAATCCAAGTATTCCTCCTGCTCGTAATCCACCGGACGTTCGTCCACCAAATCCCAGTTGTCCAAGTCTTCGTCTTCGCCAAACTCGTTTAGCGTTTCAAACATTTCGTTTAGCACTTCGTCCGACACGTCAGCAGACAAAGCAACGCTGCTATCCTCAACGCCTGTATTCTCTTCAATAACCTCGGCAGGAGCAACAATCTCCTCCTTAAACTCCAACGGCTGCAACGTCTTAAAATAGATGTTTAGAGACGCTCCGTTGTAAGATAGCACTTGCTCTATTGCATCCAGGATAATCTCCTGTAAAGGGCGGATAACCACGTTATCGAACAGGATAGATGCCGTCTTCAACTCGTCAGCATTGTTACCTAGGCCGCTATTGTCCTTAATACCCAAAAGCATCGGAGACGTTACACGGTGGCCTACCATAATCTTCTGCGTACATTCAGACGAAAGAAATTGGTACTGCTCGCTTGCGTCTGATAATTGTACGGGTTCGATTGTTGCTGCGAGTTCCTTGTTGTCGTTGAAGGCCAAGATAAACCGACCGGCATTCGAGCTGCCAGAAAACTTATCCGCAATACGTGCCTCGATTAACGTCTGCTCTTCTTCGGTAGGTGTTCCGTTGTTGAAGTTAATCAGCATTGACGGTGCTAGGCCATTCTTGATGTTGCTGATATGGTAGTTGGCTACCTCTTCCTCCAATTCGGCATACGGCAAGGAACCTTGATAGTCCGTGGGTGCGTAGTAGTAGTATCCCGCTTTGTACGGTTTAATATACAGAATCTCGATTCCAGCTTTAGACATACCAAACGCCTCAATACGTACAGGTACCTCTTTGCGTTGGGCTACTCGATTCCAGTCCTTTGCATAGTAGTACGCAGGGATAAACCCATCTTCGTTTGCACGTTCAGCACGCAAGGTCTCAACCGGGATATGCTCAACACCTACAATCTTGGAATGGTCTTGGTTGTAAATCACCTGAAAGGCAGCATTGCCCATCATCTTAAAGTCACTAACGACTTTTTTAACGCAGTTCTTGGTAAACAACGACATCATCATTGCGTACTCATCTGGCTTTTGTGCTGCGTCTGTTGCTGCAAGACCTTTGCCGAAAATCATATCAATAACGCCATTGATAATAGCGTTGTTGGTAGGACTTCCATTGTAGCGGTCGATTAGGTATTGGAAATAATTGTTATCATCTCCGTACTCAATCCATTGCTTTCCACTAACCTCCTTTACCTGCGGCTTAACGTAGGAGTTCAAGGCCATAAATCGTATGTTGCTCATATAATTACGAACGTGTTATCTCCTGCCTGCTCTTGCGTGTAAACGCCATTGTTTACCGTGAACTTCTCGAAGTTTGTTTGGTTCGTGCAGAATACACGACCTCTGTATATCAAATTTACGCCATCAAATACCTCCAATAGGTAAAAGTTTGCTTCCTTTAAGGTCCAAGCAGCATTCAACGTCATATAACCGTTTGCGCTTGTAGGAGCGATTGTTTGCGTTTGGGTGGTATTGGTGGACTCATTCGTTAACCGTGCCGATACAGAAGCAGGAAACGAGCGAGGGATGATTTGCAAATTCTGCGCTGATGCGCTTGTAGTTAAAATGTTCATCTTACAAATAACTCGTTTGTTGCTTTTTGTTTTAAATAAAAAAGCCACCCCGAAGGATGGCTCTTTTAAATTGGAACTGATTTATTAAATCTGTGGTAATGATTGTTTCAAATCTTGCTCCAGGTCGTTTCTAAGGTAGGCAATCTTCGCCTCCAATAATGCTGCTTGTTGTTGCGACTTATTGTATGCGGGAATTGTGTTTGCTGCTACTCCTAATTCCTTTGCCTGATTAACGATTTCCTTTTGGGATTTCGTGATACGGGAAAGGATGGATTGCAACACCTTCAACGCCTGGCTTCCCTGATTGCTGATGGTTCCGTACCGGCCTTTCAAACGTGCAGCGTCAGATTCAAACTCCCGTGCATTCTTTACGATAACATCGTAATCGGAACTGACCGTAGCCAGGTCACGGAATGCCGCTTCTAAATCGTCTGTTGCTGCAAGTTCAATCCGCTGGGCAGACATTTGGTTCATAATCTTTAATGCCTTTTCCATAGGTCATTAAAAATCTGAACCGGAGACAATCGTAGAAATACCAGAAGCAGCCAAAGTACCATCCAAGAAGTTTGCAGGCAACTGCTCTTGGCCATTCAAGGTCAAGGTGTAGCCAGACATATCGCCCATAGCAGCACCGGTAACAATTGTTCCTCCGGTAACCTCGCAACCGTGTTCCAAACCTGCAACAAAGAAGTTAGAGTTGCGGTCTTCTACAATTACGATAGGACGGCCGTAAGCCATCAACTTGATTTCCTTGTGTGATTGCTTGCTCAACTTGTGCAAGGTCAGGTTCAAGGTTTGGTCAAAGAACGTAGTTCCGTTATCACGGCTTGAAGTAATTGCCTGCTCAAAAGAAGACGTACCCTTCAATTCGTATTTGTATGCCGTCAAACCGCTACCCAATGTATCGATAGCGTCTGTATTGGTTACATCGTAGGTAACCGTAAGATTCTGATAGTTCAGAAAGTAAACCGCCTGAATGCCACCTACAACGTCTTTGCAAGGTTCGATTCGGCCAAGGGATAATGCACAAGCCATTTTGTTTTGTTTTTTTAGTTGGTTTAAAAAAGAAAGGGGTGGGGCGTCATTACACCACCACCCCTATCAGGATTTTTGAAATTAATTAAGCTCCGTAGTAAACGATGTCGCTACCGATACCGTATTGGATACCAGCGCTCATACGCATAATCAAGCGGAAGTTCTGAGAACCATCGATGTCAGCCATATCAATCAGGCGAACTTCGTTCTTGTCGCTCAACAAACCGGTACCGAAGAACAAGTTTGACTTCTGTGCAGCCACCATTTTGTTAGAAGACAAACCATTTGCAACGGCAAC